TAGCAGATTTCACCTTTTTAGCTTCAGACTAAAAGGGGAGGGCCGTACATTGGGGGCATGAACGACCCACAATTCGAACGATTCACCGAGCGCGTGGCCGAATACAGCACGCGGGGCGACCTCACCAGCGGCGTTAAGTCGCTGATTCAGACGCTTTCATGCGTGGAAATTGAGGAAGAAATGTTGCAAGATTTCTGCAATAATGAAGGCACTTGCTACCAAGTAATTGGCAAAAGCGGCGACACATACAGCCGCGCACGGCCCGAATGGCAGCAACTTAAAGAGGCACGGATGAGAAAACAGGCTATGATTGCCACGCTCGAAAGATTGGTTGGAACAACGGCACAAACAGAAGAAAGCGTTGACGAATATTTCGGATGAATTCCATTTCGATGAGGTTGCAGCGGATCGCGCCGTGGACTTTATCGAGAAATTCTGCACCCACGTAAAGGGCGAACTAGGCGGTAAGGCGTTCCTGCTCGAAGATTGGCAAAAGGATGACATCATACGGCCGCTATTCGGTTGGAAGAAAGCCGACGGCCGGCGCAAATACAGAACGTGCTACGTTGAAATACCAAGGAAAAATGGCAAGTCGAACCTATCTGCTGCGATTGCTCTTTATATGCTTTTCGCGGATGGTGAACCGGGTGCAGAGGTTATCTCTGCGGCGGGCGACCGCAACCAAGCAAACATCGTTTTCAGCATCGCGCAGGAGATGGTATACAACAACAAGCACCTCGCAAACCGAGGTAAAGTTTTGCGTAATTCCATCGAGTACAAAAGCAGTTTCTACAAGTCCATCAGCGCAGAGGCCAGCACTAAACACGGGTTCAACTGTCATGCCGTTATATTCGACGAACTGCACACGTCACCCAACCGCGACCTTTGGGACGTATTAGTTACAAGTACAGGCGCACGGACGCAGCCGATAATTATGGCCCTGACAACAGCAGGCCATGACCGGAATTCCATATGCTGGGAAGTACACGAATATGCCGAGAAAGTCAAGAACGGAATTATAAAAGACGAAACATTTTTGCCGGTTTTGTACGCAGCGGATGAAGAAGACGACTGGACGCAGGAGGAAACGTGGAAGAAAGCGAATCCCGGTTACGGAACGATTTGCACAAAAGCATATTTCGAGCAGGAAAGCAAGAAAGCGCAGACCATTCCAAGCTATTTGAACACGTTTCTACGGCTCAACCTCAACATTTGGACTAGCGCAGAACACGCGTGGATTCCTGACGACATTTTTATGCGCGGTTCTGATCCGATACCGTGGGAGCGATTGCCCAATTTACCTGCATTTGGGGGCTTAGACTTGGCATCTACGCAGGATTTAACCGCCTTTTCGCTGCTCTTTCGTGACGACGAACACGATTGCTTTTATCTAATTCTGCACCAATTCGTCAACGAGGAAAAGGCCAACAGCAAGAAATTAAGCGCAGGAATTGACTATATGCGATACGCCAAAGACGGACATTTGACAATTACACCGGGCAACGTGACTGATTTCCGCATTGTCAAGAACCATATAACCGATCAATGCGCCAAATATGATGTGCGCAGTATCGGATATGATCCACGTTTTAGCACCTATATCGTGAGCGAATTGGTGCAGGATGACATAGAAATGCACCCAATGGCGCAGAATATTACTACTATGAACGGGCCGACCAAGGAATTTGAAATGCAAATGATGAAAGGCAACATAGTACACGGCGCAAATGAGGTGCTTAGGTGGCAAATGGGGTGTGCTGTTATCTACACCGACGTGAACGAAAACAAGCGAGTCACCAAAGAACGCAATGAAGCCAAGAAAGTCGACGGCGTGATTGCTTCCATCATTGCAATGAACGAATATGCGCACCATAAAACCAACGGCGCGAGTGAACCAATTTTCGATATAATTTCCCTTTCGTAATTTGCAACCCATATGGCAACACTTCGCGACAGATTAAGCGCCCTACTTCGTTACCGAGTGGGCAAATACGACAGCCAAAGCTTACCCAACGATTTGGGTATCTACGGCACGACAACCAGCGGCGCGAACATCAACGAAAATACGGCGATGACCATTGCCACGGTTTACGCTTGCACGTATCGCATAGCGTCTTCCATTGCATCTTTGGGTCTTGACGTGTTCGAGCGTGAAGGCCGCGAAGTAAACCCGGCATACGCGCACCCGGCTTTTGATCTGATCAAATACAAGCCAAACGACTACCAAACAGCATTCGAATTTTGGGAAACCATTATTTCAAACGCGGTTTTGAACGGTGTAGGGTACGCACTTATAGAGCGCGACAGCCGAGGCTATGCCACGCAGTTAATTGGTCTTGACGTATGGGACGTAGACCGCAAGCCGGTTAACGGAACTTTCGTGTATAGCGTGCGCGGCGTGGGTATTGTTCAGCCTGAAAATATGCTGGAGATTTCCAACCTTCAAAGAAAGTCGCCGATCCGATTGCACCGGGAGAACTTGGGACTAGCGAAAGCCGCCGAGAACTTTGGCGCGGAATACTTTGGCAGCGGCGGACAGATGACCGGTATTTTATCGAGCGATCAGCCTTTGAAAAAAGAGCAGATGGACGTGATTCAAGGCAGTTGGAACAAAGCGGCACAGCAGGCCGGCACGAAGTTGCTGCCATTTGGCTTCAAGTATTCGCGTATCAGCATCAGCCCGGACGAAGCGCAGTTTATCCAAACGCGTAAATTCCAAGCCGAGGAGATTTGCCGCATTTTCAGCGTACCGCCTACATTGGTACAGTTGGAAAGCCAAACAACTTACAACAACGTCGAGCAGCAAAATCTACAATTTGCACGGCATACGGTCAGCCCGTGGACAAAGCGAATTGAACAGGAGATTGACCGTAAACTGATTCAAGACCGTGAACGCCCACAGCTATACGCGAAGTTCAATTTGAACGACTTGTATAGGGGCGACATGCAGAGCCGTGCGGACTTCTACACGAAGATGCTCCAAAATGGAGTCATGAATATAAATGAAATTCGCAGCCGTGAAGAATTAAATCCCACTAGTGGGGGGGACGTTCACACCGTACAAATAAACCAGATTGCTTTGTCGAGTTTACAGGCATACAGCGACAAGGTTTCAGAACCAACTAACAATGGAGAATAAAGAAAATGAACGCGTAGAAGAACTACGCAAGCAATACGGCGATAACGTCGAGTTGCGGACGAGCGAAGTACGCGCCGCCGGTGATGACTCACTGGTGATTGAAGGTTACGCAGCCAACTTCGACACAGAAACGGATCTAGGATATTTCCGCGAGACGATTGCACGCGGCGCATTCGACGACGTACTCGAAGACGACGTGCGGTTGCTGTTGAACCACGAAGGCGCACCGATGGCACGAACAACCAACGGCACGCTAGAATTAAGCGTTGACGAAAGCGGACTTAAGTACAGGGCCGCACTTGCAGACACGCAAGACGGGCGCGACCTTTACAAACTGATCAAGCGCGGCGACATTTCACAAAGTTCGTTTGCGTTTACAATCACAGATGAGAAATGGAGCGAAGACCGTAGCACGCGAACCGTGCAGCGTATGGGCAAACTTTTAGACGTTAGCCCGGTCACCTATCCAGCCTACGCGACTACAACTGTATCAGCGCGAAACATGGCGACGGCGAAAGAGGAAGCGGAGGAATTGAAACCCGAACAGGAAACGCCGGAATTACGGCAGGAACCTGAAACTATAAAAACCGAGGTGCGTAACTTAGCACCTAACAATTTTACAAAAATGACTTTAAACGATTTAAAAGGCACACGATCCGCACATTATGAGGAATTCGTAGCCGTTGGCCAAAAAGCCGATTCAGAAGGCCGCACACTAACTGAAGCAGAGCAGGAGCGATGCGATAAGTTGGACGGCTTGATTTCTGACCTTGACAGCAAGATTAAGCACAAAGAGCGTGAACAGCAGATGGTTGCCCGAATGGCGCAAACCGGAAATGCTGGCACATCTGAAAAGCGCGAAGTTGAGCGCGTTAACGGTTCTTTCTCTTTGTCCCGTGCAGTTGAAGCCGTTTCTAACGGTCGCAGCCTAGAGGGTGCAGAAGCGGAATGGGCTAGTGAAGCAGCAAAGGAAATGCGCTCACAGGGTTTGCAGTCTGCTGGTCAAATCGCAATTCCTTCAATTGCTTTGCGAACCGCTGACAATTTCCAAGCGGCGACCGGCGAGTCTGGCGCTGGATTCGTTCCTACTGTTGTTCCTGCTGCAATTGAGGCGCTACGCGCACCGACTGTATTGGAAGGACTTGGCACAACTGTAATTCGTAACGCCACAGGTAACTTGCAGTTCCCACGTGTAAGCGCGAAGGCTGTAGGTACTGCACCAAGCGACCCGAATGAAGAAGTTGGCGCAGACGCAGCGTCACAGTTGAATATGGACCAATTGACTTTGAGTCCTCAGCGAGTTGCAGCGAATACAACATATTCAAAACTTTTAATCCAACAGGGAGGAAGTGAAGTGGATGCGCTGATTGCAAACGAGTTGGCAGCTGCTATGAACGCTTACGTTGACCAGTATGGCTTTGATACTATCATGGCTTCAACTACTGTAAATCAAACTCAGACGAGTGACGCAGCAATTAGCGCGGCAACTATGAATTTGATGGAAGCGCAAGTCTTGGCCGATGGTGGAAACCTTGCAGCCGCTGCTTACGTTATGAGCCCGACAGCTTATGGACGTTCTAAAACATTGGCGCAGGTTAATGCCGTGAATGCTTTATGGGATAACGGTCAGTTCAATATGTACCGAGCAGTTGCGACACCTTATTTGGTGAATGGCTTCTTGGATGATGGAACAACCCCCGGCGCACAAATGATTTTCGGAAACTTTGCACAGGGTGCAATCATGGCGTATTTCGGAGGTATCGACTTGCTCGTTGACCCGTACAGCGCCGCAGGCACTGCACAGATTAAGTTGCACGTGAATCGTTTCTTTGATTTCGATATCCGACAGCCGGGTGCATTGGCAACAGCTACAGCGTTGACTGCATAATTTATTTGGTGATGATTGGAAAGGGGAGGGCTTCGGCTCTCCCTTTTTTTTTGTCCGTATTTTAGCGACATGATGACCATTGAAATAACGGGAGCGCCGGACTTTGACGGCGTTATTACCGTCGCCCAACTAAAGGAACACCTGCGGGTAGATTCTAGCGATGAAGACACATTGATTGAAGCGTACAGGGATGCGTCAATTGCATGGGTTGAGGACTATTGCAACACGCGACTGGGCGACGTTACCGCCGTGGGATATATGGATTATTTTTATAACGCGCGGTTTCCAATTGGCCCGGTGCAGTCCATTACCAGCGTAACGTATTTGGACACGGCGAACGCATCGCAAACCTTGGCGACAACCAAATACTGGTTTGACATTAAAACGAAGGCCACGCGGATAACATTCGACAGCGTGCCGGATTTATATGACGACACTTTTAACGCGGTGCAAGTCAATATGGTGGTGGGTTATCCAGAGGCAGCAATACCAAATCCAATTATAACGGCGATCCGTTTAATGGTCGGACACCTTTACGAAAACCGGCAGGAGGTTACAAGCGGCGGCGGCGTTCCGCGTGAAATTCCAATGGGTATGCACGCGATACTTTCGCCATACCGAATCATCACCAGCGTATGAGATTCGGCAAAATGGATAGGCGCATCGTAATCGAGCGCGCTACGTTAACCACGAACACATATGGCGAACGTGCAGAATCTTGGGGCACATACGCAACGGTATGGGCGGAGATTTCTTACAAGTTCGGCAGCGGTACGGAGTCAATCCAAAGCGATCAGATTCTAACGAAACAACCCGTTAGCTTTATCATTCGATACAGCACAACAACTAGCGGCGTAATTCCAACCGACCGTGTAAACTATGACGGTAATTATTACCAAATTGAAGCCTTGCAAGAAATTGGAAGGGCTGAAGGTTTGCGAATTGTAACTACTTTACGCGGCGAATAATGGCATTACAAACCGCAAACGTTGACGGGCTGGAGATGGTGCTTAAGCGCATCGACAGGGCCATTGAATTCAACAAAAAGGACATGGCGCAGATGAAAAAGCTGAACCGCCAAGTGGTACAGATTTACGTGCGCTATCTACGGCGACCGGGCAGGATTAAGGACGCGAAAGAAGTCATTAACGTACCGGGCCGTGACCCAATTCAACCCGGAACACTTCGCAATTCCGTGGGAACATGGAACCCCAATAAAAACAGGGCAACGATATTAGGCGGGCCGCGTTCTTTTAACAACGTTCGAAAAGGTCATGATGCATGGTTTGCGCACATCGTTGAAGAAGGTGACTATGCCGACGCGTTTGGAGGTAAGAACCGCAGCGGACACAATTACCAAGTGTTTGAGAAGGCGAAGAAAAAGAAACAGCCGGCAATGAGAAAGAAGCTATACGACGGACTGAGAAAAGAATTTGAACGATACATGCGATGACAGTAGGAAAAGCGATTTTTTATCTGCTGGATAACAGCACAGACCTCACGGCAATTGTAGGCACACGGATATATCCGGAAGTCGCCCAACAAGATGCGCCGCTGCCTTATGTCGTTTACAATATCAGCAACAACGAACCGAGCGACACCAAGCGCGAGCCGTCTAAGATGGACACGGCGAATATCGAGGTGAATTGCTACTCGACCAGCTACACGCAGGTTATCGATATGAGTGTGGCGGTACGTGCTGCACTTGACCGCGTCACCGGCACATATAGCGGCGTGAATGTCCAAAGCATCGCCTACATGAACGAGGTGATAGACTTCGACGAAGGCCAGCGCGCTTATAACGTGAGTTCTGATTACGATGTACGGATCAGCCGCACGGATTTCGAGATTGCACAAGGCAGCCCGATAACCGGCGTTGACCTCGGCGATCTTGCAGACGTAAACACAACCGGCGTAACTGACGGCCAAGTGATTGCATACGATGCGGCGACGGCGGTATGGCTTCCTGCTACAGATGCAGGCGGCGCGGAACAACTCAACGACCTTTCAGATGTCATTATTTCCCTACCTGCATCGGGCGAGTTTTTCAGATACGACGGCGACGAATGGGTAAACGATACAGCGAACAAGTCTGACGTTGGACTCGGTAACGTAGACAACACGAGCGACGCGAATAAACCGATCAGCACGGCCACACAAACGGCGTTGGATGCGAAGCCGGATAACTTACGTCAACTCAATGACGTTACTATATCAGGCCCTGCGACAGACCAAGTTTTGCAGTATGAC